ATCTATGATGACCTTCACATTCACTGGCACTTCGTTGATCCCTATGTAGGCTTTCATATATACATCTCCACTAATTTCTCCAAGTCATCCTCCTCTGCATCGCGTAGCTTCTGCAGTTCTTCTGGGTCATCGGTCTCTGCCCTGCGCTCCGCGTAAAATTCTTTCAGCTTTCTCTCTTGTACCTTGTACCACATGGCTACGCTCCCATTTTTAGACCGTCTAATTTCTGCTCCCAGTTGTCTATATCTTCTTGTGGCACCTGTGCCACGAGTGGGTAGCCGTTGCGTTTCTTCCACTGGCTGATGTGTTTGCTCGTGGTCACGCTGTATTTTGTTGTGGTTTCGAGCCATCCCAGTGCCGGAATGTATGCGGCAACGCTCGTCATATAGGAAACCAAAATCACAGCGCCGTTCTCGTAGCGCATTTCATGTGCTGCTGTCTTGTTTATTCTTACGTGCTTCTTGTTCATCACTCTTCTCCGTATGCAGCTTCTATGTGTTCGTTGCAGTTGATGCAATGTAGGTGTGCGTCCTCAAAGTTAATATCTATCCCTACCACTCGCCATTGATCGTGCCATGAGGGATGGCGCATCTCCTGCAATACCAGCCTAAAGTTATCCCGCACGCAATCATGGCACAGGGGTTCGCAGTCTTGAGCGATGAAATAAGTGTTGTACCCACCCGGCCATGCGTATTTGCCGTTTCTGATTGCGGTTTTTAATTCTGTTGTGTTCGTGATCTTCATGGTGTTTGCCTTCTCTCAAAAATTAGACTGTCTAAAAATTTAGACCCACATAATAAAGACAACTTGGCACATGCCTCGTGGGTACAGGGCAAGCATATCCCCAAAGTTCTCCGTTTTACACGGCACGCCACTGATCCCGGCAAACTTCTTAGCTGCTCTGATAATGGCAAGGTCTGATTTGTTTTTGCCAGTGTAAATTTCGCGCTTCACCCAGCTATAGTTAGCCTCACCGCCGAAGGTGTCGGTGTGCTCAAAAATAATATCACTCATGACTGCATCCTCTCAAAAATTAGACCGTCTAAAAACTACTGCATGGGGTGCAGCGCCCTTGTCTTCTCGACTTGGTATATATTATATACCTATTTCCTATCTCTTGTCAACCCTTACTCTAAAGTACGCCGTCCTTGGCGTTGTCTCCTTGCTTCTTTTATTAGTGTATATTATATACCTATTTCTTATCTTTTGTCAAGTCTTCGTTTGTTGTTTTTACCACGGGCCTAGGGATATTTTCTGCGGTCTTTCAGGCAGTTCGGCAGGTGGGAACTCAGACACAGGCGTCTCCACTATTTCCCCTTTGAGTCTATCGTAGGTCGGCACATGCCAGTCAATCTCTCCGGGCCTCTCCTCTCCTCGCTCAAACTTATCTAGCAGTGCCATCATCGTCGCTTTCGTCACGATTCTGCCGTTACTCTCTCCCTCTTTAAGTGTGTCATCGTCTGGCACATACTTGTTCCAGTACTCACGCGTGGCCTCTATCATCGGCAGGAAGATGTTCGTCCAGTGCTCTGTTGTCCCTGTTTCTGGGTGTCTCCACATGATAGTCCTAGCACTGCGATTGTTGTTCGCGCTAGGTGGGTACTCCTGATTAGCTGCTTTATTAGCCTCCTCACTGGGCATCCCGTCCTTAATTAGCTTCTTAACCATGTCCGCACGTGCTGCATTGAGCTTTTTGTCCGCCACTCCCGGCATGTAGTGCGTCCTAGCCTGCGGCACCACACGAAAGTCGCTATCAAACCGGCATAGGAACGCATCCGACACATCTATTTTCAGGGTGGATGACGGAATGAGAACATCGAACCTCTGCTTGGGCTTCGCTGAACCCTCGCCTATGGCTACGCCTTTCACTGTGAACCCAATCGCACCAAGTGCGCTACTTAAAGCGATCTTCTGCTTATCTGCATGGGTAGGGTGCGCCGGTATGTGAATCTCTCCGTTACTCCTGTATCCGCACTCTCTGAAGTTCCCCATGCGTAGGTTGCACGCAATGTAGTAGTCTAGCTCCGGCAGGAACATGGAGAACTTGCGCTCAGGGGTGGATTTGGATGCCCTTCCTCTCTGTGCTGTGGGCAACCAGCCTTCGGAAATTAGACGGTCTAATAAGTGCGGGTAGAGTTGATCTATTATTTTTTGGGTTTTTTCGTTATGTGACTGAGCTTCTGAGTTTAATTGTTCGGTTTTCATAGGGATATTAGAAGGATGTAATGTTATTTTTTAGGTGTATTTAAGCTGATTGGGCTAATTTTTCACGATCTTATCTCCATGTTGTGAATGTTTTTGGGATGGTACACTTCATGAAAACGGCTGTCAAGAGGCGAAAGTATGCGAAACATGAAAAAGTTGGGGGCGGAAAGATGCGGACAATGAACGGAAACGGATTTTTCATGAAGCTAATGAGGGCTATAACTTAGGAAAAAATTCGGGAGAGGGGCTTGAAATTATAGGCGATTTGGGCTGTTTCCAACTCTTAGAAACGTATTAGGAAATGCTAATGTCAGGAACGGCGCGGGTTATAGCGTATAAGGGTGAGGAAACGCTTAGAAGACTTAGAAAATTAGCTTAGTAATACGAAAACTACGTCACTTACCAACGCACAAATGGGCACGGACGAACAGCAGAGGCAAACTCTCCGGGGGTCGTAGTTTATGTATATGTAATATAATAATATAATAATAGTAAGAACAATCATCAGCCCGTTTTCATTAAAGCGCCACCCCGACCAGTGCCAAATCCAAACGCAAAAAAGCCCTGAGTCCTAAGTCCTAGAACAAAGAACTAGCTTCAAAAATTAGACAGTCTAATTTTTGAGCATCGCGCCGAAAACCTTCAGGCACAAAAAAGCCCCGCCGAAGCGGGGCTTGGTAGGTTACGCTAGCCGGTCAATCAGTGCCGGAAGGATAAACAGTAGGAAAATTACAATCCAGCCCTTCACTTTGCACCCCGAACCATTTCGTCCCGCGCCTGCACAATGCAGCGCGTAAGTGTGACCTTGTCAACTTCGAGCATTATGGCAAGGATTGGCGCATAAATCTCCCGAAATGCTTCATTCTTTGTTAACTGATCGAGTAACAGGCTGCAATGCTCAATAGGATGGATAGGTGCGTCGCTGTTTGATACGTTCGCCCTAGGTATCTCACCTTTACCTTGCCCCGTTTGCGGTGCGGTGGCTTTGCTGGGGGTCATGGTTGCTAGGTCAAGGGCATTACCAACTTTATCCAACGACGACGACGCCTTTTTGGTTTCCGCCTTGTCTATTGCTTCGAGTTGCTTATCCACTATCTTTTCAGCGTCAGCGGCGGAAAGCACGGGATTAGCCGGAACCGTTGGGGCACTGGCTTTTTTCCCTGCCCCCTCTTTTGTATGCACCTTGCCATAGGTATTCGGGATGTTCTTACCATCGACGCTCACCCATGTCTTCGCCTTTCTCAAACGGTCAGCGTTCAACGTGGTAGGCATTATGGAATACTCAATACAAGTCTTCACGACACCCAATAGTCCAACCTTATCCTTCACAATACCAACCGCTATTCCGTCAATAGCTGCTTTGATAGGTTTCTGAATTGTCTTCCATTGCTTGTCATGATTGGCGCGAACAAAGTCCGCTACTATTTTTCTGGACTCGAACCGCACCGATTGAGCGCGTTCAATGGTTTCCGTGCTTTCGGCATATGCTACGAAACCGCGAACAATTGCACCCATATCAACTACATTGCTTGCTTGCTTGGTCATTGTCTTATCCCTCTAAGTTAAGCCCGGTGGAACGTCGCCGGTAACGTGGACATAGTAGAACATACATAATCGGAACATGTCAACAACAAAAAGCAATTTATTTTTAGACGCGTCTAATTATCGCAACCTATCATCCGCATAAATGAACCACGCGTGTTCCTTATATATACATTCATTATACCATACATTACGTTATAAATCAAGCACTTAGCCATATTGTCATGTTATATCGTAGCGATTGTGATGTTATTTTGTAGCGATTGTGATGTTATCTTATAACGTGGCGGAGCGAAGCCGGAAACGATGACCCACCGGGGGCGCAGCCCCCCGCAGCGCAGCGGGACTCCTAGGATTTATATAGACTATGTTGTAGACCCTCACCCACCAATTTCTATTACGTTTCGTTTTCTCTGCCTTGCTAATTTTTTCATAAAATTTTCCCCTACATCTAGTATCGACTCGACCCCACCCCTCCTTTCCCTTTTTTACCCCCTAAGGGACTCCTAACCTCCTGCCCTTGCTTTTATTTTGCAGTATGCGTATGCTAGCCGCTCTGGTCCTTTGGCCTGCTAAAATTTATGGATGATTTCGATCTTCTAGTTGACTCTTCTGAGGTGCCGAGCACCTTGTCTTTCCCTGTTGTGCTGGAGTTTCCTGACTCTGTGCCTAGTCCTGCTCTTTTTCTACCCAAAGAACCTGATCGCCCACTAACCAAGCAAGAAAAGGAGTGGGTGCAGGAAGCACAGAGAAATGAAAACCTAGCAAGTGCACCCCCCTCGGCTCCGGCGCTTCGCGCTCTTGAAAGGCAGTTGGAGAAGTATCATGGTCCCATGCCGGTCACTAAGGAGCAATGGCAAAACTATGTGATGAAGCAGTACTTCATGCTGTCAACGGACCCGGACCCAAAAATTTCAAAGCCTGCTCTCGACGCTCTGGCAAAGACGAATCTCGTAGGACTGCATACGGAGGTGCAGGAGATCAACATAAACACGAAGAGCACAATCGAACTTGAAGCCACCCTTGCACAAAAGCTCCAGCAAATCCTGAACAAAAAGAAAGACGATGCCGACGAAGAACCGCTCGAAGCAGAGTGGAGTGAGGCAGAATGAATGCAGAAGAGGTACAGAAAGCCCTCCTGCTGGCTACACCGAAAGAAAAAATACAAATACAGGAGCTTATAGAAGAGCTAGAGAAGAGGAAGCTAAGAGAAGAGGCACAAAATGATTTTCTAGCTTTCGTGCGGTCCCAGTGGCCTGACTTCATATCCGGTGCTCATCACAGAAGAATCGCCAAGCTGTTTGAGGACGTTGCCGCAGGTAGAAAGAAAAGAATCATCATCAACCTAGCCCCTCGACACACTAAATCAGAGTTCGCGTCTTATCTGTTCCCTGCGTGGTTCCTTGGCAAAAATCCTAAGAAGAAGGTGATGCAGGTGTCGAATACAGGAGAACTTGCGGAGGGGTTTGGACGTAAAGTAAGGAATTTGTTTGAGACGGAAGATTTTCGCTCCATTTTCCCCGATGTAGAGCTAAGAGCCGACTCCAAGGCGGCAGGACGATGGAACACTAATTTTGGTGGTGATTACTATGCAACGGGTGTGGGTGCTGCTCTGGCTGGTCGTGGTGCTGATCTTTGTATTATTGATGACCCCCATACAGAAGCAGAGGCAATCTCGGCAGCTTTTAACCCCGGAATATATGATAAGGTCTATGAGTGGTTCACTACGGGGCCAAGACAGCGACTCCAACCGGGCGGTGCCATAATCATCGTACAAACTCGCTGGAGTTTGCGTGACCTCACAGGACAAATTATAGATCACGCCGCCAAAGACCCAAAAGCAGATCAGTGGGAGGTGTTTGAGTTTCCTGCCATCCTGCCGTCTGGCAAGCCGTTGTGGCCTGAGTACTGGGCTATAGAAGAGTTAGAAGCTACAAGAGCAACCATAAACAACGCGGGCAAGTGGAACGCTCAGTATCAGCAGAACCCCACCAGTGACGAGAGTGCCATAATCAAGCGGTCGGACTGGCAGATATGGGAGAAAAAAGACCCTCCGCCGATGCAGTACCTCATCATGGCAATGGACACAGCGTTCGAGGCTAAGAAGAGTGCTGACTACAGCGCTGCTGTGATTTTTGGTGTGTGGACGAACGACGAGGATGGGGGCCAGCCAAATTTGATGTTGCTGGAGGCTTGGAGAGACAAGCTGGAGGTCCCTGACTTGAAGCAGAAGACAAAGGAGTTGTACAAGGAGTGGGAGCCTGACAGTGTGATTATCGAAAAGAAAGCGTCGGGTGCTCCGTTGATATACGAGCTAAGAAGAATGGGTATCCCCGTGCAGGAGTTCACACCGAGTAGAGGTAATGACAAAATCACAAGGTTAAACTCTATATCGGACATCTTTGCTTCCGGGAAGGTATGGGCACCAGATAGGCGTTGGGCTGATGAGTTGATTGAAGAGGTAGCGTCGTTCCCTGCAGGTCGTTACGATGACTTTGTGGATTGTTGCTCACTGGCACTTGCACGCTTTAGAGCGGGAGGGTTTGTTGGAACGCAGAATGACCAGAGCGATGAAGAGTATCACGGTGGATTTTATCGGCGTAGAGCCGCTTACTACTAGGAGATAAAGATGGAAATTATATTTAAGTTAAAAAAGAGAGAAGAGTCAGGTGCTGAGAGCGAAATGGAAAATGCCATAGGACCAGAAGCCATAAGTGCATGGGAAAAACACCTTAGAGAAGAGTTCGGGCTTACAGAAAATGAGATAGTCGCGAAGACTGATGCACTGCTAAAAGAATGGGATGAAGGGGCGGAAGAGTCGCAAAAAACAGCCAATGATAGACAAGTAGGGGGCAACCACTACAAAGACAAAGTGATCCAACCGTGGGATGTGATAGACAGCCTCCCCCATGCTGAGGCTAAAGGGTTCTACAGAGGCAATGCAATCAAGTATATAATGAGAGCAGGAGATAAAGGGCCAGCGCGTGAGGACTACGAAAAGGCTATACACTATCTCGAAAAGCTCTTAGAAATTTTATAGGACGCACCCAATGGCAATCGAAAGAACACCCCAACCCGGTCTGCTAGGTTCATATCTTGAAAAGCAGGATGAGTTAAATAATCCCCTGCAGAGCATGAACGAAGAGCAGGATGAGCCTATTGAGATTGTCATTGGTCCAGAAGATGGCGAGACGCTCTTTGAGATTGAGGTGACTGACGAAGAAGCGCCTAGTTTTGAGGCTAATCTTGCTGAGTTCATGGATGCCTCTGAGTTGGAGGCATTGTCTTCCGATTTGCTTCAGGAGTTTGATAACGACAAGAACGCTCGTAAAGAGTGGGAGCAGACCTATATAGATGG